TTCCCGGCGCAAGCCCGAGAGCGGCCGGATCGCCGGTCTCGTAAATCTTGCGCAGGATGCCAGTATACAGATCGTTAAGGCGATTCAGGTTCTCGATAAGTTGCTCCTCGCCCTGAGACTGCGACAGGCTCCCGAGCGTGGATTGCAGGGCCTCCAATTCCTGCACCGCGACCTGCCCGAGGGCGCCGCCAGTCGGGCTTTCCTCGCGCATCCTTTGAAGGCGATCAAACCCGATATTGGCTCGGATCGTCATCGCAAGCTGTTTTGCGTTTGCTGCGTTTGTTCCGCCAACAGAGGAAAGAGTTTCCGCGCCGAGGCCGGTTGCCGGATTATACAACGGGGAGTTTTCGACAAGCGTTTTCAGCCGCGAAATGTCTTGGATAACTACATTTCCGCTTGTAGCTGCGGAAGCAGCCCGTTTCCCGCCGCCCTCGGCCGCCGCCTTTGCCTCGGCCTCGGCCTTTGCCGCATCTGCGGCGGCCTTGCTTCCGGGAATCGGGGCGGCAATTGGAACCACTCCGCGACCGCTGGAATCCGGCTGCGTAATCACCTGACCATCCGCCCCGCGAAGCCACACGTGATCGTTGGGCGCTTGCCCCCATTGCGGATCGCCTTGCGCCATGTTGATCGTGGTGCTACCGGCGCCGATGCCAGAGACGTTCTTTAGAGAACCATCCGGCGCCATGGTGATTTCATACGTCTGGTCGGGCTTTAGCCCAAGAGCGGCGGCTTGCTCACCAGTGACGATGGACACTTTATCGGGTGCCGTTTCAGGCGTCCGATAATCCCCCATCAATTCGCCGGTGATCGGATTCACAAGCTGGCCGTTGATTTCAACCCCGCGCGTCGGATCGGGCGGCGGCGCAAAAGCCCGCTGCATGATCAACTCGACGGCCATGCTTTCCGGCATGGTGGCAAGGATGGCGCGCTGCTGCGGTGAAAACCCGTCCATCAGCCCCGGCTGCTCCATGACCTTGCGAAGTTGCGCCTGCTGCTGCCTTTGTTGCAGCGCTTGATATGCCGGGGACATATTCACCGGCTGGCCAGCGCCGAGTTGCGACAACCCCATGCCGATTCCCTGCATGGCAATTGCCCGCTCAGGCGTCATCCATTGCTTGGCTTGGTCAAGGATTCCCATCAAAGCGCCCCGTAATCAACAGCCTTGAACCCGCCGATTTCGCCCACAGCGCCGGGCTTCACCTTCTCGACCTCCTGAGCCATGACGCCCATGTGTCGCAAAGGATTGCCCTTGTAGTTGTAGGTATAGACGTTTAGCCCGTCGTCGGTTTTGCCGACCTTCTTGATATTCTCTTTCAGGCGTCGGTCAGACGGGAACAGGAACGGGGCCGCCTGCATACCGAACCCGAGCGCACTCAGGAGGCCGTTCCCCCCGGACGTGCGAGAAGATTGCACCCCGAACATGCCGCCGACGCCAGAAGTAAGCGCGAGGTAATCCTGGATCGCATTCAGGTCGGCCGTCTGCGCCTGCTGGTCCTGCAACACCGCCGCGTTGATTTCGGCCTGGTTCTGCTGCTGGTTCCCGCGACCCATCGTGTCAAGGAAGTTGACCGCACCGTATGCCGCGTTATTGATCCCCGGCACCATTCCCGCCGCCTGAAGCGCACGGTTTTCGCCCTGCTGCCATGCGTTATCCAGCACCCCGGCAACACCGGACGAAACCCCGCTCGCGAGGTTCTGCGCATGAAGCCCGGAACCGGACATGCCAGACCCGGCGAAGCTGGAATTGATCCCCGGCATGATCCGGTCAATCGTATTCTGCACAAGCTGGTCGGTGTATTGCGACCGCACGTTCGGGTCCATCGCCCGCGCGAGCGAGCCTTGCGCCATGTTCGCGCTGTTCAAACCGCCAGCACCCACCCCGCCAGAGGCGTTGTAAGCCGCATTGGAAAGCGGGTCACGATCCGCCACCAGATCGCCCATATAGGGGTCAATCCGAAAACCGCCAGCGTCATACAGCGCGCCTGCGTCGGCCAGGCCCTGATTGATGTAGGGCTGAGACGGGCCGTAGGGGTCGTTCCGCTGCGTCGTCGTGCTACTCGTGCCCATCAGAGCCTCTTTTCAAGAATGACATGGGTTTTCAGCATCCCAATGTCCTTTAGTTTCCGTTCCCATCCGGGGCGGGCGACCGCCTCGATACGCTTGGCGCCAATATCACGCGCCCATCCCTCAAGGACCGGCCAAAGGTGCAGCCAATCCCCCGCCCCACGGCCCGCGCAATGCGTGATCTGCACGGTCTGCAGCCTGTCTGCCATTACAGCCGTCAGGACTGCCGCACGCACTTCCCCGTCGAACGCCACCCACAACTGACGGTCGCGGCTCCTGATCTGCCCGACCAGTTCCTCGGGCGTCCATTGCCCGCTTCGGCAGAACGATTTCAGGTGCCATTCGATCCGTGGCAACCATGCGTCAAGATCGGACGCCGGGACTGCAATCGGCGTCAAAGGACTTCCTCTCCCCATCCGTGAAGGACAAGCGCGCTGCCCGTGCCGGAATAAGCCTTGATCACCGTTCCGGCCTGATACAGCCCGCCCACCATGTTGGTCAGGTCAACAGCCGTATTCGCCGCGACTCTGTAGCCCTTCAACTCGGCGTTGCCATCCCCGATTGACCCACCCGATGGAATGGCATTCAGGCTCAGTGTCGCCGCCGTGCCGGTGACGTTAGCAACCGCCAGCCGCCGCACCTTTAGCATGACGCCATCCCGCACCGTGTAGAGCGTCTGTGCCGCTCCCGAGGTCGTCCCGGTGATCAACAGATGATCAATCGGCACGTCTCGGGCGGGGATAACTCCACCTGTCGGCTGAGTGGCAACGCGAATCTCGGTCATGTGTCGCCGCTCACGTCAAAGTCGATCTGATAGCCAAAAGCATCGTTCCACGTCGTCCCGGCAGGAATGGTCAGGCCCACCCGAACGAAACGGGAATCGAAATTGAACGGGGCAAAACCGATAGGCCCGATAGCAACGTCTGGCGCCGTGGTGTAACTGGCACCAGCCCTCACTCTTCCGGTCATCGAGACGAGCGTTGCATCGCTAGAATCCGTCACGATTGGCGTGACGCTGCGAACAAATACCCGCTTGCCAGGCTGCGGTTGAAACTCCCCGCTTTCAAACACCGCCGCGAGGGAGGAACCCGTCAACTGATACTGAATTCCGCCGACAAATGCCGCCATCGACTTCCCGCGCGCCGCGAATGACGGCGAGTCGAGGGAAAGCGTCATCGTGTCCAGATCGGTATAGATCGCCGCGACCTGCTCAAGCGTCAGGCCCGCAATCCCCGACGCAAACACGCAGTCGGTCGCCAGCGCAACGTAGGACCACCATTGCGTTTCCCAATTGTAATAGAGGAGCCCGACAAATGCGCCGCTATCCCCCGGAACGGTCCATACTACGCAGCGATTTGGCCAATCTACGGCCGCTTGCACTGTCGAGAGGTAGGTTTGCGATGCGTTCGCAAGGAACCAATCCCACACCCGTCCCCGCGAGATCGACTGGCCAGCCGTGCCATTCGTGACGAAAAACCCGTCATCGGAGAGGTAAAACACGTTCTCGCCGACCTGTGCGAGAGAGAACGGCGCGGCAAGACCCCGCTGCGTGTCCACAACCTGCTTCGCAAACACGCTCGGGCCGCCCGTATACTGGATGCGCGACAAGCCGTTGCGCTGGAAAATAAGCCCCGTGTTGCCCCCTGTGATCCCCATGACCACACCCAGGTTCTCGGGCATGTCCACGGCATCGGATTGCAGCGAAATCGACGTGGCCCACTCGCCTTGCGGGTTGTTATACGGCGACCACCTGACACGGTAGGAAGCATCATTCGTATCCGTGTCGATGAGATTGCCCATGAAGAGGAAATCGCCCACCCGCGCCATGGCAAGCCCGTGCGGAATGGTCCAGTTTTCGGCAACGAACGTGCTGTCGGCCTCTATGTCGTCCAGATACCAGACGCCCTCCTTCGAAGACGCATAAATGGACGATCCGAACCGCTCAAACCTTACCGGCTCTGTCAGGGTCAGCGTGAGCGTGCTGTCAGTCACCGTCCCGCCGACTATGTGGTGCAAATCCCCGGCCGTAGCACAGACGGTAATCCTGGTTCCGTCCGCGCGCTGAAAAGACATGGCCGAGAGAACCGCAGCCCCCACGTCGCCTTCGCTGGTATTCGCGCCATATGCGGGTTTATAGCCGCCCGGCCCCGGAATGACGTTGGTGCAGACTTCCAGCCCCGGATTCCGGTAATCCGTAACATCCGGCAACCATGATCCGAGGGCAAATTCGCTGATCACGGCGCGGTCCTGACGGTCGGGACAATCGGCGCCCCGGAATAGCGGGCCTTCGCATCCGAAGATTGCGCCAGCTTCATGTGTTGCCCGTAGGCCGCGCCGTGAATCGCCATCGCCTTTTCGTCGCGGATCAACGCCGCATGGTGGGCCAGCACCCCGTAGACATAGACGGATGGATAATTGGTCAGAATGTCGTTCGTGTCGCCATCCGCCGACAGGTCAGCCTGCCGAGCGTAATACCGGATGATGAGGTCTTCGGCCCCGTCAGGCTCGGGGTTTAGCAGGATCGCCCCGTCAACAATGGCGTAGGTCTTGGGCGTGCCAGAGGTCATGTGCGCCCGATTGATGCCCGTAGTATCCGTGGGAGAAAGCGGCGTCCTCGGGTCAACGTCGCGGTAAACGGAAATCATCTGGATGAAGTCCGAGGGGAGCGCCACGCTCGCCGCCTCTGTCAGCGTATCGGTCGCTTCCATTTCCCGCACGCGGAGCCGCGCGTTTATGTCCGCCGTCACCAGCTCATAGCAAATGTCGGCCGGATAGCGTCCGATCAAGCTGTAAAGGCGCGACTTTAGCGTGGCGAAGTCCATCAGAACGTGCCCCCATGCACCCGGAATTTACCCACGTCGCCGCTCAGAAGCTTCTTGCGCAGAACGTCCTTGGCCGCAGGGTCATCCCATGCCACCCCGGCTTCCTTCAGCCATTCCGTGACCACCCAGGCCGGAACGCTTGCCACGTGC